CCATACATTTGTTCCAGTCTTGGAGAAATCAAACCTTGGCCAACGATCTGCTGTGGGCCAAGTTTTCTTAGGCTGCGAATTTGATCACGCTCTTCGTTGGTGATGATACCAAAGTCTACACCAAGGTTTAGTGGACCGCCGTCATAGCCGCCGTCAACGATGGCTTTTAGAATACGCACTTCTTCAGGATAGTCGGCGATCAACGCACGACCTTCGTCAGTGCCACGCAGTTCTATAATTTTGTCATTGAGGTTTCTTGCAGATGCCTTGGCACCTGACTTGGCCTTACTACTAACACCAATGCTTTGACCTGTTGGATTGGTCAGCGTAGAATCAGTTAGACCTTCAGTTTTGCCGCCACCAAAGGTAATACGGCAGGTGCTAAAGCCTTGACTGCCTAAGAACTCGCGCTCGGCTTCGTGTGCGTTGCCGTCTAGCATTTTGCCTATGACCAAGGCCATTGGTTGCAACAGTTCACAGAAGTAGTTGGTAAATGCATCAAAGTTCATCTTGCCCAATGGCAGACGCATTGGGTAGGTTGTTGACTCCATGAATGCTTTGGTAGCACGAACTTCATCGCTGTCAGCACCAAATTTTGTTACAATTTGTTTGAAGATATCGTCGGGTGTTAGGTCTTTTAAGTTAGACAACACATCAGTGGGTTTGTAGCCCGAACGCTCTTTGATGGCGGCTTTGCTTTGTAGTCTGTAGCCGCCCGGCAAATCATTGGGGAAACGATTTTCTAATCTGTTGGCACTGATAGTTCTAAAATATCTACCCAGGTAAAAGGTGTTGCCGGCATCGTCAAGAAACTGTGCAATACCAAAGCCCAGGCCGCCACGTGGTTCATTGGTCCATTCAATGGTGTCAATGCCCAGGCTATCAAACTTGGCTTTCATTTCTTCAGCAGAAGCAAAACTACCTGAATTGGGATAAAAGTCTAACTTTTGAAAATACAGCGCAGGCTGGCTACTGTCAGCCGCAACAAATTTATCGCCTGGTCGGCGCTGTGCCAATCCCACACTTTCAGCAACAGAAATTAGTTCACGCAACAGCATTGATTATTTTAACCTATATTCAAAGCCCATTTTGGCAATGCCTTCGTTGGCTTTGTCAATGACCGTTTGATAGATGTCAGGGTGTGTTTGTTTTAATTTAGCAACAATGGTTTGAATGTTGTCCAAGTCTGAGGCCTTACCAGTTTTTCCAAACATTAGTTTGGCAATCTTATCTGGGTCTTTGGTCAAGGTCTTGCCGGACTCTTCGTCAAACAAACTGTTTTTGTAACTCCACTTCCAATTGGGATTTAGAGTTCTAGCAATGGCACTCTTTAAAATTTGACGGAATACACCTTTGGCTTCGCCAGGCTCGCCACGACGTGCCCAACGAGCAAACTTGCCATCACCGGGTTCAGAAATATCAAGGTCGATCTGCAGAGTTTCGTCTGTGCCAGGAATAGGTGCTTCAACTGTGATACCATCGCTTTGTTTTTTGATATTGATGGTGTCTTTGAATCCGGCTCCAACCAACTTACTGGTCAGCCATTCGCGGAAACGATTTTGTGTTTCCTTGGCAGGTGCTTTGGGATCAACCTTGATAAAATCTGCAGGATCCAGCATGGTGTCGCCGTCACCAGTGATCTTGTCTGGGTAGATTGTTGAGCCTGTTTTCATTGATATTAGATCAATGCCAATTCTTTTGCCCAGGGCTTTGAGTGTAGCATCTACCTCAGCAGTAGTGGCCTGTTGTTTGGTGCGCGGTGACCCGTCGGGATGCTTGAAGGCATGCCCGCCTTCTGTAACCAAATTATATGCCAATACTTCTCTGAGATACATTTAATTACTGCTTGGCTTTTTTAGCACGTGGCTTCTTGGGAGCAGATGCATCCTTTGGAGCGCGAGCCTTTTTAGCCTTGGCTTTCTTTTCGCCTTCGGCTGGCTTTGGATCCATTGGGAAAGGCCAATTTGTAGTGATGCCTGCTGTTTGAACAGTTTCAACAAGACCAGCGCCTTCCACAGCGATATTTGCTGGAACTGGTGCTGGTGCCGCTTCTACCTTGTAAGGTGCTTCTGCTTGCGCTGGCTTGGCTTCTTCCTTCTTGGTGCCAAACAAGTTTTTCAGAAAATTAAACATTTAGTGTCTCCTAATTTAGGTGCTTACGCATCCTTGGGTTATTTATTGATTTAATACCGGTTAATTGGCAGGATAACTTATAGCATCCCACTTGTTGACCATGGCTTTTTTTAATTCGTGTGTGGTCTTGTAGCCATTTTTTTGCATGTAGCCAATGATTTTAATGGCTGTAGGACGATCTTCACTGCCAGGTTTTCTAGCATTGCTAAGGTCAACACCAAGATTCTGATCTTCATTGTCGTATCTGGCGCCATACATCAGCAAATTATAGCGCAATTTCTCGCCTTCTTTGCTGAGTTCTGTCTTGCTCTTTTTGTGTATGAGTTCTAGCCAAGGAGCAAGATAGTCACGACCGGGCCTGTTGATGCGCTGTGGCTCGTGCCCTTTTAGTTCTGGTGTATCGCGATCAGGTCGAACAGTTTTTTGTTTGTTTAACAAACGCCAGGACTTTTCGTCAGTGTAAAAGAATGTGGATATTCCTGCACGTTTACCAGCAATCAGCAGTTTTCTAGCCGCTGGACTGCGCCACTCGTGTTGTTCCTTCATCAGCACATGGATTTCTTGCACACCGTCAATGGGTATAGTAGGTTCTCGACTAAAAATACGATCTTCGGCCTCTCGACTTCGTCCTGATTCAGGATAGTTCCAAGAACGTTCCCAATAGTCAATGGGTTTCGCCTTATAACGTTGATTAAACCACTGCCCATCTAAAACAAACAAGACGCCGCCTGATCCCACATAACGATGATAATCACCCAATCTGGTGCGAGTGGTTGAGAAAAAATAAGGGTGGCCCGGCGGAGCATACGATTCTTCGCTTTTGTTGCCTACCACAGAACTCAACTCAAAAACACCAGTATCCAAGATTTTTTTAGCATCTAGGATACTGGTGTAGTGGTATAGAACACTGGTGGCCGCTTCAAATAAATCTCTTACTAGCATGAGATATTTATTGTTAGAAATTAAAATCCCTAATTGCTTGATTTAACATTTCTGAAGGAAATATAAAAGGCAATGCAAACATTATGATCAATGCTATCACCACCAATATCAGAAAGTAAATTTCTTGCCAATTTTTCATTGCTTGGGAATGTGTTCTTGATAACGTGTCAGTAGTGTGCCTACCAACTCTGTGCTTTGACGATAAAACTGTTCAGCAGTTACACGATCAAACACAGGTGGGCGCATGCCACTGAGTCTGTAGATCTCTGCTTCACCTACACGAATTGTGGCATCAGTGAGAATACGTCCTAAACGATCTCTAGTGGCCTGAGGCATGTCTGCGTGAGCCACTGTGATGTTGAAAATATAAGGTGTGTTATAGCCCTGTTCCTTTAGAGTTTTAACCTGCGGAAAGTCGGGTAGTCGCGATGGACAACTAGCGGCCACAATATTCAGTGCAGGATTGCGCTGACGTAGTGCTTCAAAGTTATCGCGGTCTACTTTGTCAATCACAAAGTTTACACCATTGCCGCCGGCCATGTTAATCAATGCTTCATTGTTGGATTTGAATACAATGTATTTGACTCGGAAACCCAACTTCTCACCAACAGCCAGTCCTGTCAAGTGTGCGGCATTGCCAAAACCTACTCCACCAACTATAACTTCGCGTTGTCCTCGAAGTGCATTTAGGTCTGCCCCTAGGTTAGAAACCACCGCCCAACAAGCATCACCCAAGGCATGCACAGGCACATAATTGCGAGTCTGCACACTTCCGTTTCTGGTGTTTTCAACAAAAGCAGGAGCAATGATAGCCAAGCGATTTTGCGGATCCTGGTCTAGGTTTTTCAATGCAATTGTTTGATTGCCGCCAGGCTTGTATTCAACAACAAAGCGGTAGTCAGGTTGACTTTGGTTGGCAGTTTCTACTATCTTTAATAGTGCTGGTGTGGCTGAGTGACTGGGACTATACGGGTTTTGTATAGCAATTGTTGTCTGCGCTAGAGCAGACGTTGATACTAGTGTGGCCATGACTAGGCCAATGAACTTTTTCATGGTTGATCCTTTTCTCTAAAGAATTTTATGGGTTGGGCTTCTCTGTGAAATCCAACGACTTACTTATTGGTCCTTTACGAAACATTCTATAAAGTCCGTAGATTACAACACCTGCCAGCGCCACAGTCAAAGCCAACGAAATTGGTCGTTCAATGAAAGGCATGAGACTGCCGTTGGCTATCATCATTTGTCGTCGGAAATATTCTTCAAACATGGGTCCTAGGATCAAACCCAACATCAGCGGTGCGGCCTCTAAACCCAAGGTCAACAAGTAGTAGCCAGCAAGACCAAATGCGGCAGCAATAATGACATCATTGGGATTGTTGCCAATGCTGTAGACACCCACGCAACACACAGCAATGATCACAGGATACAACACATGATAAGGCACCTTCAACATCTGCACCCAAATTTTAATCAACGGAATGTTGAGTATAACCAATATTAGGTTACCAATCAGCATTGATGCTACAATGCCCCAGAACAGTTCTGGTTGTTTGACAATGACCATTGGACCCGGTTGAATGCCATTGATGATCAAGGCACCCAGCATCAAAGCCATGGTAGCATTTTCTGGAATGCCAAGACTCAGCAAAGGTATAAAGCCTGTTTGACTAGCGGCGTTGTTGGCACTTTCAGGACCTGCTACACCTTCTACTGCACCTTGGCCAATTTCGTCGCGGTGACTGCTGAACTTCTTTTCCACAGCATAAGCGGCAAAACTGCTCATGGCCGCAGAACCTCCAGGAATAAGTCCAAAGAAACTACCAATGGCGCCACCACGTAGACTGCTAGGGATCAGTCTGCGAACATCACTCCAGGCCGGTATCAAATTGATCTTGCCACGATAGACACTAAAGTCCATTTTGTCTGCTAGGTTTTTGGCTATGTCTGCAAAGGCAAACAAGCCCACAGCAACAATGGCAAAGCCTATGCCATCAGCAAGATCAGCAATGCCAAATGTATAGCGCATGACACCTGAATTGATGTCTGTTCCCACCGTGCCCAGTAAAATACCAATGATGGCCATGCCTATGCCCTTGAGCATGTCACCTGTGGTAACTACTCCAACCGTGACAAAACCCAATACCATCAACAGACAAAACTCAGCAGGTCCAAATTTAAAAGCCAGTTCACTCAGTGGTGGACTAAAGATAGCAATTAAAAACGTGGCCATGATGCCGGCAATGAAACTGCTCATGCCCGCGGTAAAGATGGCCACACCTGCACGACCATTTCTAGTCATGCGATTGCCATCAATACAGGTCATCACTGATGCAGGTTCTCCTGGCATGTTTAACAAGATTGCAGACGTGGAACCACCATACATGGAACCATAATAGATACCTGCCAACATAACAATGCTGGGCAAGGGTCCAAGACCATAAGTCACTGGCAACAGCATACTAATTGTAGCAGTGGGTCCTAGTCCAGGTAGCACACCAATCAATGTGCCAATCACACAACCAATCAAACAAAACAGTAAGTTGGTAGGGTCTAAAACAGTGGCCAAGCCGTAGGTTAAAAAGTCCATAACGGTATAGTGCTCCCTAGTAAAAACTTAAACATCAGTATCAAAGCAATGACCACTAGGTAAGATATTAGCCAGAGTCTAAAGTTAAATTTTGGATGCAGTATGGCCGAAATCAGCATAACCAAACCTGCACCAATGATGGCACCCATCCAAGGCAAGAAATAAGCAAAGCCTGCAATGCTGGCCATGACAACCACAGGACGAAGCACATCAATATCGATGTTATCGCGCACACGCCAAGCCCGGCACAATTGTATCGCGCCCAGGATCACCAAAGTCCAAGACAGATAAAACGGCAAAAACCCAGGTCCCATGTTGAGTGGGTCACCTAGGCCATAGCCTCGTCCAAAATATAAGAATAATAGGCCTGTGATCACAAAGATCAGGCCTATGGCAAGTTCGCGATTCACTTTAATCTGCATCACTACATTTAGCAGTGATGCAGACCGGTTGTTTAACCTTGGCCGTTGATACGGCGCATTTTTTCTCTAAGTTCGTAACCGTCCCGACAATCAGGACAGCAAAAACTGCCCGGAGTCGTATCTCCACATTCCAAACATTCGCCCACTGGTAAACTGGGCTTTTGTTTACGAACTAGGCTGGCCAAATAGGCCGCCTGCTCCATTGCGTCTTGCGCTTCGTCTGCAAAATCTGCCATGTAGTTTTCCTCCAAAAGAAACTGGCAGTATATATGATAGATACACAGCCATAATATGAAAAGATAATGATTTATTTGTGTCTGGTCAGCATCCAGGCTGTGAACACTATCACTACCACCAGCAACAGTGAACCCAATATCGTGGACATGGATCGAAAGAATTCAACCCATGACATGTCAAGCAACCTCAAATACTATTTGATCACCTGCAAGTTGGATTTTGGAAATCTTGCGTCCTTCGATTACACTTCCAACAGAAATAAATGGACCACCGCTGGGATCAACAAAACCTAGATCAGTTAGGTCCATTTGTTCCTGTCCTTCGCGACCACCATAGCGCCAGTATTTGAGATCACCAACAATGGTGTAGGTGTTGTCTGAAAGTTTCAGAAAACTGTATTCATCACCATAGCGATTTTTCATTCTTCAACTCCAAAATGTTCGCCATATTAACTTCCAATGTAAGGGGAATAAATTTCGTGCATGAGTCGCCATTCACGCAGGAACACTTCGCCAACGTCGAGACTCACATAATCATCACCTTGCATACCTTGTTCGCTGTAGTCAATGTCGTTGACTGCACTTTGGCTAAAGCCATTGTCAACGAAATGTTGGCGTAAATCTGACAGGAATTGGCTATCCGTGTAGATCAGTCCATGTTGCTCGCAGTTCCAATCCTGCACATTGAAGACCACAACCAGTTCAGCAAATTCAGTTTCCGTGCTGTCAAGGTAAGGCACATCAATGCTGACAATTCGAACACGGGCCTGGCGGTTGCTCCAGTAGCCATCACCAACGGTTTGAAAAACAGTTTCCACTTAAAATACCTCTTGGTTAAAACTACGTTCAGCCAGATCCTTGCGAATCTGTTCAGCCGCGGCCTTACTGAGTCCGCCAATAACTTCCAGGGTCTTGACCAACTCCTCGGGTGTGATATCCTCGGTATTGATTCGGTCAATGCCTCGCCCAATGCTTTGAATGATAGCGCGAATGTCTAGCATTATACCACCTCTAGCATGTTGGCAGGAACACGAAACTTTCCTAGGCCCGTGGTAACTATCACATTCTTGAGTTTGATGTCTTCTACGGTGCCGGTATAGGTTTGACCATTACGGTTGCTGACAAACTTGACCTTGGCACCACGGCGCAGTTCAAACAAAATACCACGGCCCAGTTGACTGCGAGCATTCTTGACAGCATCCATGATGCTGTTCAACTGCTCATTGGTAAAAGTGCCAGTGATAATGCTACGGTTGATTTCTTGAACGTTCATGATTGTCCCCTAAAGTTAAGCGTCTTGCAGAACAGATTCACCAGCAATGACTTTGTCAAGTCGTTCCCAGCCACGGCCATATTGGTTCACATACCAAACACCTTCGTGCATGAGATAAAAGTATTCACAGCCACAGCCATCAAAGTAGGCCATGAACTCGTCGGCATCAGCAAATACCTTCCAACTTGTGTCTGCTTCTTCTCTGTCGCGACCATAGAAAGTGGTCATGTTGCCGTAACGGCTTTCATATTCTTCTTGAGTGAGTCCACTGCCAATTTGGCTGAATGCATGCTTCTCACCAATTTCAGGTTGCAGGCTAGAAACATCGCCCAGAGCCACCAGGTGATTGGCTTTGGCCGAATCATAGTGCTCCTGGAGGATCACGCCGTTGTGATCAATATAGCCGTCCCAATGGCAGTAAACGCCTTTGACTACGGTGCCGTGAGTGACAGCAATTGCAGAACGAGTGGCCATTTAGGTTCTCCTTTGTGAGTTGATAGTGAATATTATACAGTCAATTGATGTGCGTGTCAACCGTTTTGTCCATAAGCCACAGCATCCAGGTCCGCAGACCGTTCAGCATAGGCATTGGGGTCCTGGACTTGTGCCGCGGCACGGGCCAGAGCAATATCCAACAGTTGGCCCGCATAGACTTCAATCCTAGTCTGCCCATTCTTTTGCGGTTGGCGCCAATAGGCAATCTGTTTGGGAGACAAGTAACCACGACGATTATAGAACTGAGCCATGCTGGTCCCCATACGAGCATGGCAAGGGCGGAAACCTTCGCCGTTGCGGTTAATGGTAGCCTCTGAGGCCTGCTCGGTAGCAGTCTGGCGCTCAGTGAGCACAACCAATGCACGAGCCACAGCACGGTCATTGGTGCGAAGCAGATTCACAATATCAGTCTTGGTGGTCATTGCGGTCTCCTTAACGGTTGAGGGCGTAAAAACAAGTTTCAAAGGTGTGGCGCTTTTGGCACTGGTCCATGGCAGAACTGTCATTGAGCATGAACAGGCCCAAGACAATAACGAATGCAACAATCATCATCTTCAGCATGGTGATCCTCATCATAGGGTGTTGAGTGCGGGTTGCAGTTCAGCAGTGAGTTCACGCTCACGAGCATGGGCCTGGGCCTTGCCGCGGACCACTTCCAGCAGGTAAGGCGTAAAACCTTCACGACCATACTTGCGAAGTGCTTCGCACAAGAACCAATCTTTGCTCTCGGTCTTGGCGCGGCTCAAGTGCCGGTTGAAGCGGCCGCGCACTGAAGCCAGTGCTGAGCCATCAACTACGGTTACGCCAATGTAGGACTCGCCTGTGACATCACAGTAGAGTTCGTAGATCGCATGGTTGCGATCTGATCGGCGTTTGCGGGCGGTGGGTTTCTTACTGTTCATGCTCTTATTATAGCCGGTCTGGACCACAAAGTCAACCGTTTTTTGGTGCTTTTTGTGTTGTATTTTTGCAACACCCGCAAACTGTGGCATTTTTGCAACACAAAAAGCCCTTAAAAATCAATGGTTTAGCAGGGCTAAAAAACCCTTAAAAATCAATGACTTACAAAACCCTTACAAATCGTGGTTTTTGGGCCCAAAAACCCTGAAAAAATCCTGGGATTTTCAGGGTAGTTTATGCTGGTAAACCATTATAGGGTAATAAATAACAGGCCCAAAAGATTTGGGCAACACTTTGTCGCATAGAGTGGCAAAGACATAGACATATTGGCTGATGTTTATTCAGCAAAGATGTTGCAAATTTGAAGGAGCCAAATCATGGCCGCAAAACTCGTAGTTTTAAAATCAACTCGCCCCAACACCAATGTTCCATTTTACACAATGACAGCAGAACAGAAAGCAGAAATCCGTTCAAACGGACCAATTGCTACTGTTGGTGAAAAAATTTATGCCAACGGCTTGAAGCGTGTTCGCACACTTTTCTTTGCTCGTGCATCACAGTTTGCTGACTGGGAAGCATCAGCATTGGTTGCCGCTCGCAATGCCGATCGTGCCGCTTACAATACCGCAAATGGTATCGTTGAACACAAGCACGTGGTAGACATGCCAAACTATAATTTAGACGCCTAATTTTTGTGCTAGGCAAAAGGAAACCCGGGCTTGACCCGGGTTTCCATTTATATGTTAAATGTCAGTCGCTTTAACAACCTATCGCCTTCGCCATCTTCAAATTTAACTGGGTCTCGTCGATGAACACTGAACCAGTTGTCATAGACAACGATATCGCCATTGATCCAATGATGCTTGTATAAAGTTTCCTTCTTGCTTTCACAAAGCCTATAAACATTTTCAATAAATGCACCAGAATCAGCCACTGGCTCGCTGTTGCGTTCAATGTGATGCACCCATGCAGTTTGATTACGTCCGGGTGTAACATAGCAGTTGACCATAGGACTTGGCTTGCCATTAAGCGGGCTAGTCTTTAGGAAAGGAAACTTCTTTAGCCTAGTGCCAGGCTCATACATGTATTGTTGAACAACTTCAACACCATCAAATTGACGCTTTTCATCAGGTGTCATCAATTCCCATGCACGTTCGAGATTCAACCACTCTGTATCACCTGAGCCGTTCTGTGCAGTCTTGACCATGTATAATGCACGACCAGGAAAACTGTTTTCGTCAACATGGGCCATGTCTGCATGATACTGCATTTCTCTAGAGCCCCACATGTTGTTGGTCTGGAAATAACTGACTGGTGTAGTTTCCTTGTGTTTGATGGTGGTGTCTGACGGAGTCTTTTTGTAGTCTTCCTTGTCCCAGACACGACCAAACAAATTTCCTACAGCATGAAAACGCTCGTCGGGCAAAGCAGGCCCTAGACCCCTAATGACCAGTAGGCCTCTACTGACAAGACGTTGGCGCCATACCTGCGGTTCAGTTCTAAAAAGTTCGCCGAGGCTGGTTGTGTAAATGGAGCCCCAACTTTCAAAGATATTTTTAACGACCATAGCCTCTGCGATATGCCTCTTGTTCACGCTGGCGTTGTTCTTCGGCCATACGCTGTCTTACTCCACGCTCACAGGCATTGCGTTCGGGTCCTGGAGGAAATGGCAAGCATTGTTCAAATGTTGATGTGTGGTCACGGTATACCACTGGTGCTGGAGGTCTAGCACGATTTCGATCCATGTCATCTCCAACAGCAGAGCCAACTGCGGCACCTACCGCGGCGCCAACGCCAGTGGCAATAACGCGACCTGTTCCGCCGCCTATGGTGCTACCTAACACACCACCAGCAACACCGCCGACTACTGCGCCAGTGTCACGATTTGTAGCACAGCCAGTGAGCAAAATTGCTAGGGCGGCTACTGCAATGATTCCGGATTTCTTCATGATCATCTCCTTTGAATATTTATCTACGCATTTTACTGATGTCTCGGGCCTGCTCTTCGTTGATCACAGGCACGGCATTGCTTTTATGCATGGTAGCAATACCTTTGATCAACGTGCCTGTATAACGATTTGGCTCCTTTTTCAAACAAGGCGCCATGTATTCAGGATCAAGACTGGGAATATGCGGAGTTTCTCTATGATACGGCCGAGCCGTAGCATCAGTGGCCAAAACAACATGCGGTTGATGCTTGACCTTTTTACTAGGATCAATGTTGTGCCGCTTGAGCAATTTGCTCCATTCTTCTTGCTCACGAAGATATTGAGCCTTGTGTTCAGCACTACGAAATTTCATTGGCTTACGGCGACCTGTGCTGGTAGTAGACAACCAGGGGCCAACTAGGTGCATGCTCATAATCAAGCGAAGCGAGTGACAAAGAGAACAGTAAAAACAAAAATCATAAACACAGCCAATGAAGCATTTGAGCCATTGACAGTGAGCCAGAGTTTCAGTTGATCTAACCAATGCATGTTGAACCTCCTAGTTGACATGATGCTTGTAGTGTAGCATCACTGTCAATGTTTGTCAACGGATAAAATACTCGTCCAGTGGACCTCTAGCGTTTTCCTGCATTTTGGTCCAATAACTGCGTTTGGCACACTCTTTGCGGATCATAACTCGCCCTGTGAGTTGGATTGTGGCCCAACGATGGTCCTTGTCCATGGGAAAAATTACAACGCCAACAATGGCATCATCTCTGTCACTGCCAGGCATGTCGGCATAGATGTTACCAGTGTCGTGATAGGCAGGTTCAATTTTATTGCCTACCAAACGCACACTCATATGTTCGCGGTCTTCATGGTTGGGGTTACCGTCAGCCCATTCAAATTGATCTACGTTTGTCATAGCACTATGTAGCGGCCAAAAGAAAAGGAGTGAGACCAAAGGTCACCACTCCTTCCCATCCCGTTAAACGGAATTAGGCTGATTTGATCTTGGCTACAAGATCAGCAAGTTCAGGATACTTGGCGTAAACACCAGCAGTAGCGGCCTTGAACTTGGCCTTTTCTTCTTCGCTCATACGAACAACAGCGATACCGTCTTCTTCGCAACGTGCCTGTGTAGCGGCAACATCAGCGATTGACAATTCGCGCTCGTAGCGAGCGGCAGCAACAGCGGCCTTAGCAACAACTTCTTGCATTTCTGCAGGAAGGCTTGCATACAGGTCTTGACCAATCAAGATTGATGTCAAGAACAGGCTGTGCTCTGTGTGGTTAACAAACTTGGAAACTTCGTTTTGACCAAGTGCATACACACGTGGGTATGTTGACTCACCAACTGTAACGTCGGCCTTTTCAAGACCATCTGTGAGTTCTTCTAGTTCCATAGGAACAACATCAGCACCAACAGCGGCAAATGTATCAATTGCTACTGGTGAGAATGATGTGCGAACTTTCATACCACGGATATCTTCAATCTTGGCAACGGCTTCGTTACCTGGGATAATACGGAAACCGCCTGAGTATGTAAAGGCAAGACCCTTAACACCGGCTTTTTCTGTAAGACCTGAAAGAAGTTGCTGACCTACTGGGCCTTCGAACACGCGGCTTGCGTGGTCGTGGCTTTCAAACAGGAATGGGAAATCCAATGCACGGAAGTCGTGATCGTATTGACCCAAAGTCACTGTGTAAGTCTGGCTCATTTCAATTTTACCAGCATTCAACAGATCAACAAGTTCGTGTTTGGTAACAACGATACCGTCATTGTATTTTGCTGAGTATTCGCTAAGTGTCATGACTTCGATGTCAAAGGCACCTGGTGCCAACTTTGCTACTTCGGCCTTGAAGACCTCTGCGGCGCGAACGAAAAGTTCGATTGGTTCGTGGGCAAGAACCCAACGGATTTTGGTAGACATGTCTAATAATCTCCATAAACATCAGCCAACTCTATGTTGGTGATTTGGTAGTAAACACAGCCCGCTTTGAGCCATGTTTCCTTGAAGATATTTAGTGGATCAATAAAAAAGTGCCACACTTTAGAGCAAAACGGTAGCGAATCGCTTGCTCAGGGCAGTGGCCGCCCGACGCCAGCATGGTCATAACAACCACGGTCCTAAGGCGTGTTTCTACGATTATTTAAAATATTTCGTGCTTCTTCAACTTTTTTATCGGCTCTGATACGGCCACTGACACTACCTTTGTGTCCTAGCGCCATGTCCCAATGTGTTACTGTTTCTAACTGTTGATCGCTGGCGCCCACAAACCAGTAAGCACCCACACTAAATCCGCCAGCGGCATTGATTTTGACTGCTTCTTCATTGATGGCTGTGGCGGCCTTTGTTGCTTCTTGTTCAATCATACCTCGGTTGTTACGCCATCTGATGGTCCAGGAGTCAGGATTGTAGCCTAGAATCTCGTAACCCCATTTTGCTGGATCTTTGTCAAATACACTGACTCCAGATCCATTTTTGTCATGAGTGAGTCCAAGTCCATTAAAAGTCCAAACATCTAACAGTTTGTCTTGTTTAAATCGTTCTACCCAAGCATAGGCATCTTCCACAGTATCACCGGGTAGACCAACTATCATTCCTGTGTGCAACAGCACACGACTATTTGCTTTGAAATCGGCCAATGCGTCAAACACACGTTCTATGTCCATTCCTTTACCAATGGCACGTCTTGCTTCAGGATTTAAACTTTCAAGGCCAATGGTGCCACCACGAATACCCAACTGGCGCAGTTTAGGAATCATCTCAGGTTTGGTAGCAATAAGTTCCGCTCTAATGTAACCACAGAATTCAAACTGCGGCAACTTTGCAAGATCAATAGCACGTTCTAGACGCTCTAACTTTTCCATGCTGTCATTGAAAGTATCGTCCATGATCTGATATCTTGTTGTGCCAAACAGTTCATAGTTCCTACGCAACTCTTTGGCTAGACTTTCAGGACTGCGGATGTATTCATAAGACTTTTTGCCAAGAAAAGGATGACTACAAAAACTACAGGTAAAAATACAACCTCTACTGACTTCTAGGCTAACAGGCTGATAGGGTTTAAAGTCATCACCTTTTTCAAACACAGTTTCTAGGTCATCCATGTTCACAACACGATAATGATCATTGCAGTCAATGATGTGACAACCGTCGCTGTCAACTGTGAATTTTAAATCAGTGGTTTTGCCTTGTAGGTAGTGCAACAGTTCCACAAAGCCAATGTCAGCAAAGCCAGTCAGCCACCAACGAGTGTATTTTTTAAGTTCTTTAGATCCCTGGACCAGTGACATCTTGGTGCCACCAATTACCACTTGTATCCAAGGCCAGCGACGATGAAACTCACGGAAAAACACATCACCAAACCAAGCATTTAAGTTTGGATCT